TCTACTTTAAGTAGAAAAAAGAAAGGGTGAATAAAAATGCTAGTACAAAATCAAAATGATTTAAGAGTGGCAAACAGAATGTATGGACGAAAATTGCCTACATTCGGTTATGCAGGCCGTAACGATGAGTACGGCCAATACTGGCGAAAACTCATCAAGAAAAAATGGCCATTAAGAAATCAATCAAGATGGAATAAAAAAATTATTCTGTCTTGGGTAAAGTTAGCTAGAACTGCTGATTTACACGCAAGGAATGAGATGCGATGGAAAGTCTAGTTTATACAGTATCAGATGTGGCAAAACTTCTAAAATGCACAGAAACAAGTGTATACAACATGAGGGATAAAGGCACACTTCATCAATTAAAAGGAGTAGCTGGAGTTAGGTTCAGCAAAAAGGAAGTTGAAAGCCTTGTAGGACTTGATGATGAGTATACACCGATAGCATATCGGAAGTTGAAATGTGAGGTTGAGCAGTTAAAAACAGAAAATCAAAACTTGAAAAATAGCATTAAAAAAATCACTGGCGATTTGCTAGTGATGGTTGGAAAGGATTTGTAATGAAATTCATATTTTTAGTAAGAGTTATATCCGTAATTCTTATGGCTGGTTCAATAGGTTCTGTTGAACTGGAAAGGATAGATGAATACACAGGATTTTTGCAAGTCGCATTAGGAATAACTTTGATGATTTTATCCAATTTCTGGATGAGGGAAGTCAGAAAGGAAATAAAAAATGATGCTGATTAGAACCATAAACGGACGAAAACAAATTAATCCTGACAAGGCGTATGCACTTGGATTCTGGTGTACACCAAAACAATTATCAGAAAAATTAAAAACAAAATTATTCGACAGATTGCGTGCAGCGGTAACAGAACAGGTGAATAAAGAAAATGCACGCTTACCAATCCAATATCGTGCTTTTGATTATCAAGAAATTGATTTCAGAGTATCCGATATTTGGAATAATTGTGCGGTGCCAAGTATCATCATGGCTTGCAGAGAAATGGAAAAAGCACGCTGAAGCCGTAGGAAAGCAAGCGTGCTAGTAGAGAGTATGTATTATGTCTCTACTTGTATTTTAACACAAGGAGAAATAAATGGAAATTAATTTAACACCGATTGTTAGTCAAAACGAACAAGTATTCAAATGGAACAAAGACGAAATCAAAATATATTTTGAATCACAACTAGAAAAGTATAAAGGACTTGTAGTAACAGAAGAAAACTATAAGGAAATGGTAAGTGCTAAAAATGAAATCGTTAAGTATAGAACAACGCTTGATAAATTCTGTAAAGAGAAAAAACGAGAACTCAAAAGACCTATTGAACTATTTGAGGAAGAAGTAAATGAAGTATTGAAAGTTGTTTACGATGCAGAAAAGCCACTCGCAGAACAAATTAAATACTTTGACGAAAAAGAAGTACAAGCAAAAACAGAAACCATCAACAAGTTTATTGAAAAGATGGTTGAAAAGTATAACGTTCGTGCAGAATATGCAGAACAACTACAACGTGATAAACGCTGGTTAAATAAAACTGCAAAGATGAAAGACATTGAAATCTCTATTGAGGGAATGATGATTGAGATTTCAAAAAGACAACAATCAGATGATGATTATAAACAAATCTTAGCAGAGAAAAAAGGAATGATTGAATTTGTTGTTGATACTTGCAACCAACAATATGAACTAGCGACACCAATCACATTTAATGAATGTTGGGATGCAGTAAAAGATATGCCACTAGATCAAGCTAGAGAGTTAATCAATGCAAAGTTTGCAGAACGTAACGAAATGGAAGAGGCTGCACGAGCAAGCATCACAAATGAACCAGTTGAAACAATCGAAGTTGTAGAAACTAAAACTGGTTTTAAAGTAACTGTTTATGACTTAACGGAAGATGATGTAAAAGATTTGACTGATTTCTTAAAAATGCGTGGTTACAAGTACAAAGAGGTATAGATGGATAGTAGATATAATGCGGTAAAAACTGTACCGCAATCAGCGTTAAAGGTAATTGACTTTGGGAAGCTTAAAGGCAAGTATGATATTTCTCCTCAATGGCGATGGGAAGTATTAACCGAAACATATGGTATGTGTGGAATTGGCTGGAAGTTTGAAGTTGTTAGCACTCAACAAGTACCAGTCGAAGAAACAAAAGAAACTATGTTGTATGTGTTGGTAAATCTATACATCAAAGATGGTGATGAATGGAGTGAACCAATTCCTGGATATGGTGGCGATTTCTTAATCTACAAAGATAAAAATGGTTTTCACGGCAACGATGAAGCCTTTAAGATGGCTGTTACTGATGCACTAGGTACTGCAGCAAAAATGATTGGTGTAGGTGCTGATGTATATAGAGGATTGCAAGATACAAAAATAAATGCAGCAGCAGAAAAAGAACGGAAAGAAAAAGAATTTGATCCACACAATGCATATGGAATTGTTTTGAAGATGGCAAGTGAACATGGGGTGAGCGCAGAACAAGTAGCACAACAAGCAACTAAAATGTTTGGAATGTGTGTTATCGATAACATTACTAGAGACCAAATGTCTATGCTTTATGACTGGGTAAAAGGTTATGAAGTGGACAACAAATAACATTGAACTGTTGCGTTCGCCACTCGGTGTAATGGTAGTCATACCAGCACCACATGACAATGACCTAGCTAAATTAGACAAAGATAAAGAATACGTGATTGAAATTAAGAAAAAATCAAAATCACGCAGTTTGAACGCTAATGCTTATTGCTGGGTTCTATGTCAAAAGATAGCGGAAGAATTAAGTAAAACTGGGTACACATCAAAAGAGGATGTGTATAAAAAAGCTATTAGAGATTGTGGAATATTCATAACCGCTGGCTTTACTGCACAAGACAAAGACGATGCCATAGCAAGTTGGAGTAAGCAAGGTATTGGATGGTTTGCAGATGATATGGGAGCAAGTGCAAAAGTACAAGGTGTATATGTGGTTCATCTATACAAAGGGTCATCCGTATACAACGTTGAAGAAATGCAACGCTTAATAGAATGTTTGGTTGATGAATGTAATCAACTAGATATTCCATTAGAGCCAAGCGAATATATCAAATCACTTATAGATGGGTGGGGAAATGAACAAGAAAAAAAGACTTGATGATAAACTCTACAAAATCACAAGACCGAAAGCCATGGAACGAGATAGTATAAACGGCTATCCATGTTGCGTAATATGTGGTTCACCTGCAACAGAAGTGCATCACATATTGCCGAGAGGTAGAGGCGGTACAAGTGAGTTAACCAATCTAGCTTGTTTGTGCAGATATTGCCATGAAAATTTAGCACATGGAGTATTTGCAAAAGAAACCAAAAGAAAGCTAGAAGCGATCATTGAAGAAAGGACAGATAAATATGAACGAGTTAATAATGATTAGAGCATACGTAGAAAATCGCATTGAATATTACAAAAAAGACCAAAATAGTAATACGTTTAATAATCGGATAATCTCAGAACTAGACGCAATTTATGCAATGGTTGATAGCGTATTAGACGCAGAAGAAAATGAAGCCGATGAAATCGCTAGTGTGTTAGCACGAATTGTATCACTAGGCAAGCCGTTAAGTGAAGATGAGTTTATCAACAAGCTAAACAAGGACTAGCCTATGAGCGATAACAAAAAGTATTACTATCTACGGCTGAAAGATAATTTCTTTGATAGTGATGAGTTGAAGATATTAGAAAGCATGAAAGATGGCTACTTGTACAGCAATATTCTTTTAAAACTCTACCTACGAAGTCTAAAGAATGACGGAAAGTTAGTAGTAAACGAACGTATTCCGTATAACTCAGAAATGCTGGCAAGTGTAACAGGTCATCAAGTAGGCACAATCAAGCAAGCGTTATCTATGTTTAAAGAACTCGGACTTATAGAGGTGCTAGAAAATGGTGCTATCTATATGTTGGACATTCAAAATTTCATAGGTAAAGGTAGTACAGAAGCTGATAGACAAAGGCTTTATGACAGAAGAATATCTGAGGAACGTAAACAAAATAAACTAACTCAATCAAGAAATCTTGAAGAAATCTGTAAGAAATCTACACCAGAGATAGAGATAGAGTTAGAGAAAGATATAGAGATAGAGAAAGAGATACATAGTAGTGCAAAAAGCACTACAACAAAACGCAAGCGTTTTGAAAAACCTACTCTATCTCAAATTACACAGTATTGTCTTGAACGTAATAACAGTGTAAACGCTGAACAATTCTATGACTACTACGAAAGCAATGGCTGGAAAGTAGGAAAAAACTCTATGAAAGATTGGAAAGCATGTGTAAGAACATGGGAGCGTAATGGTTACGATAAACCAATCAAAAAGAAAAACAATAAGCAAGATGCATTAAACGATATGCGAGATTTGATGAGTGAATATGGGGGTGTAAATGAACAATCAAATGAACCATCAACAGAAGATACTGGAAGCACTATTGATATTGAGTACAGGGTGGAAAGATAGTCCATCAAAAGAAACAATCAAGTTGTATGTGCATCAATTATCGTATGCTGATCCATTAATTCTACAACGAGCCATGCTTAATCTGTTGAGTAAATGTAAATTCTTACCATCATTTGCAGAAATAGAGAGTGAGTATAAAGAACTTGATAATTACATCAACGGAAAAGAAGAATTAATGACTGCACAAGAAGCCTATGGGGTGGTTGAAGATGCAGTCAGACTATATAGCTATGAGCATGGGTTGGAGCATTTAGACGGAATAACAAAACAGGCAGCACAAACAATATGGAGTGCGTTTAACCCTTGGAATGGTGATTATAATCGTGCTGCTTGTATGTCTCAATTTGTCAGATGCTATGAAGAGTTAGTGAAAAGGAAAAACAAAAACGATGAAAAAGCATCTGAAATCAAGAATGATGGATTGCTTTTAGAAATGAAGATGAAGAAAGAGGAAGAGCGAAAACAAATCGAAGTAGGCAATGCACAAATCAAAATGCTACCGAATGGACATTTAATTGAAACAGTTAAAGAGGAGCGAAAGCCAGTTAATTTAAATGAAATATTAGATAATGCTGATATTTCTGAAAAAGGTAAAGCGTTACTACGGCAAGCAATAGGGGGATAACATATGGAATACATGGGAAGTATAAAAGTGGAATTTAGTATTAGCACCAATATCGATGCAGAAACAGAGGGGCAAGCGTGGCACAAGTTACATCAGATTATCGACTATCTGAATGACAATGTAACCATCGACTGCAAGTTAGGTAGTGAATACGATGTGAGCGTTGATGAGTGCAACGTAGAACCCAATTATATAAGTGAGTACTAGGTATGAAGAAACACAAAATGGTAATCCTAATCGAAATACCACTCAATGTGGAAACCGAGCAGGAAGCAACAGAGCAAATGTCAATGTTAATGCAAGCGAACGCAAAAAGAGTTTGAGTGTATGCATGACATGATAAGAACATACAAAGGCAAGATTAACATTGAAAGGAAGTTAATTTAATGAATAGTGTACAAATTCTAGGCAATCTAGCACGTGATCCAGAATTGCGTTTTACTAAAACTGGTAGAGCAGTGGCGACTTTCACAGTAGCTGCTACGAATACTTATATTGACTCTACAACCAACGAAACAAAAGAACAAACTGCTTTCATTAATTGCGTAGCATGGGGAAAGCTAGGCAAAAGCATTGGTAATTTGCGTAAAGGCAATAGAGCGTTCGTAGAGGGTAGACTTCAAACACGTTCTTATGAAACACAAGATGGACAAAAGCGGTATGTAACCGAAGTAGTTGCTAACTTTGTAGGTACATCCTTAACAAATGATGAAACTGCATCTAGTAACTTTGATAGTTTTGAAAACGCAAACCAAGATGAAAATATTCCGTTCTAAGAGGTAAAAATATGGTTAGGTTATTGGTAGTAATGCATTGTGGAACAAAGATATACAAAACAAATACATTTAAAGACAAGAATGAGTTTGAATGTTGTATGCGAAATGTAGATTTGGGACATACAAGACTAATTGTCTTTACAGATACATTCGGAACATTTGTTGCGTTATCTCCGTCTAATTGCATTATCGAATGTGAAGATTGCAAGGAGTGAGTATTAACATATGAATGAATATCAACTTATTAAACAAATAGGTAAATGTCCTAAATGTGGATGCAAGGAGTTTGTTGTAAATTCAAAGGTTGATGGTGAAGTTCCTTATTTGGTAAATCTTGATGGTAAAGAGTGTGATAATTCTGAAATGTATTCAGGGTTAGATTACCACTATGACGAATGGTGTGTTTGTGCGAAGTGTGAAAACAAACTATTTAAATATAAAGATTATTATGCTAGTGGTGATTTTGGGCTTGAATAAAATAACGGAAATAAAAGGAAAAATAAAAATGAATAAGATTGTATCAGCTTTATTGGTAGTAGTTACGATTGGTGCGGTAGTTTGGAGTTTTGCGTTTGGTGTGCCGATGTATATGGTATGGCAACAACAAAAGGCAGGTGAGGCAGAACTTGCAAGGGCAGAACAGAATAGACAAGTTGCAGTATTAGAGGCTAAAGCAAAACTAGATAGTGCTGAAAGCCTAGCACAAGCCGAAGTGAAACGTGCAGAGGGTACTGCAAAAGCAAATCAAATTATCGGTCAATCGTTAAAAGGTAATGAGGCATACATTCATTGGTTATGGGTTGACACTTTAAAAGACAGTAAAGACCAAATCATTTACATTCCAACAGAGGCTGGTGTGCCTATTACTGAAAGTTTCCGATTGAAAGAAAGCAAATAGCCTATGCACATTTGGGGGTTATTTGATGATGGTAATGGCTGTTATCGTCAAGCGGTAGATGAATATAACGTGAATATGGGGGGGCAACACACGATCACATCAATAGGAATTGGTGATGCGTATTACCAGTTTAAATATGACAAGTCATTCTTAACACGTATCAATGGTGAAATGTGTATCTACAATACATTAAAAATCATTGAGCGTTACCAACCTAAAGTATTTGTGATAGAAAACCCAGCATATGGGCGGATATGGGAATATATAGCAAATGTGATAGGGTTCGATATTCCGTATGAAAATCTAACATATTACAACAACTATGATTATCCGATTAAGAAACCTACAAAGTTTGGCAGCAATATCGATTTGAAATTATTAAAAGATAACATCAAAAATACAATTAAGTTTGAAAGTATGAATGTTAAAGGTATCAATCGATACAATGCTAGATCACATATTCCGTTGATGCTAGTACAAGATATTTTGAAACGATGTGAACAATATATAGAGAGGTGATGAAGATTGCCAACAGAAAAGAAGAAAAAAGTTAATAGTAAACGAAAAGGTGCAGATGGCGAACGTGAATTTGCCAATCTATGCAAGGCACATGGGTTTGATGTTCGTAGAACGCAACAGTATTGCGGAAATACAGGTGATGCCAGCGATTGTGTTGGACTACCTAATATCCATATCGAAGTAAAGCGTGTGCAAGCATTAAATATCGACAAAGCAATGGCACAAGCAATTCACGATAGCGAACATAAGAACGTGATGCCAATCGTGGCACATAGAAAAAATAATGCTAAATGGTTAATCACCATGAGGGCGGATGATTGGTTTGAAATGTATAAAGAAAGCGGATTGAGTAATGGCAGTTAACACATCAACATATGGTATTCCGTACAACTGCAAAAACTGGTTAGCATTAGCATCTGTTGTGTGGGGAAACCTTGATACAAGTGAAGCAATCAAGATTGTAGGCGGTAAAGGTTGCGGACTACCTAAGAAAGTAAGCATACAAGATGAATTTAAACTAATCGATAAAGTTATTGAATGTTGCAAGAATGGTTTAACAAATCGGCAAATTATGGCTGAGTTAAATCTTACAAGCAATCAAGTAACAAGAGCAAAAATATGGGGTGATTGGATAAATGTTAGTAAAGAGATTAAATGAATATGTTGAATTGCCTACACGAGGTAGTAAATGGAGTGCTGGTTTAGATCTATATTGTCCGTTCGATATTACAGTACCAGCAGATACACAGAAAAAAATACCGCTAGGAATAGCGGTACAAATACCTGACTTTCATGTTGGCTTATTGGTTCCTCGTAGTAGTATGCATAAGACACCGCTACGAATGGCAAATAGCATGGGGGTAATTGATAGCGACTATACAGGGGAAATATGTGCAGTATATGACAATGTATCGTGCAAGAATTACACGATTAAGCGTGGCGAACGTATAGCACAGTTGTTAATTGTTCCAATATTATTGCCTGATGTTGAAGAAACAGACCGATTGTACGAAACAGAAAGAGGTAGTAATGGGTTCGGTAGTACTGGCAAATAAAAAGACAGTAAATAGACAGAAAAGACAGTAAGTAGACAGTAGAAAGACAGTAAAAGGAGAAAACAAACATGAATAAATTAGTATTAGCAACAATGATTATGGGTACAATTGGCGGTAATGTATTAGCAAGCGGTGTAGTTACAGGCCCTGTAGAGCCTAACACACAAGCACCAGTAGTAAGCGGTTACAATTCTGTAGCCGTAGGTGCAAATACAGTAGTTACAGGTACAAATACAGTTGCAATTGGCCGTGATAATAAAGTAACAGGAAATGATAGCGTTGTAATCGGTGGTGGTAATGGAACAATCGAAGCCGACCAAGCAAGCGTGATTGGCTACAACAATTACGTAGGCAATAACAAAGAACAAACTGTATTAGGTGCTAACAATACTGTAGATAATCAAGGGGCTGTAGTAGTAGGTACACATAGCGTAGTGCGTGGTATCGATGCAGTAGTCATCGGTAACAATGCATCAGCACCTGTTCAAAATTCCGTAGCGATTGGTACAAACAGTCAAACGGATAACCCTGTAGGTGTGCGACAAGTTGTATTGAATGGGGTAACTCATGTGTTCGCAGGTGAGAACCCTAATAGCGTAGTATCCTTTGGCAGTAAGAAAAGCGATACATACAGCGGAATTAGTAACTACCACCGACAACTGCACAATGTAAGTGCAGGCCGTGTAGACCCTAGCAGTTTGGATGCAGTAAACGGAAGCCAACTGTTCGCAGCGTATGACGAGATTGAAACAAATGGAACGCACATTGCAAAACTTCAAAAAGATGTGAACTGTTTAGACAAACGAGTTACACGAAATACTACGAATATCTCTAATTTGACCTCTAAGGTGGATAACGGATTTACAACGATTAATAACACTCTAACCGCTACAAACGAGCGTGTAGGGCAAAATAGCCAAGCCATTTTAAATAATACAGATAGAATTAACAATCACGAAACACGCATTACAGATTTAGAACGTAATACAGTAGGTCAAATCTCAAACGTGATGCATGAAGTAGCAAAAGCTGGTGCATCTAATGCTGCACTAAGTGCGTTACACTATCTCGGTTACAATTCTGATGATAAATTAACATTTGCAGTAGGTTATGGACACTACAAAAACGCAAATGATGTAGCACTTGGTATGTTCTATGCACCAACAGAACACGTAATGTTTAGTGTAGGTGCTACCCTAGCAAATAAGATGATTAATGCAGGTGTATCCTTTAGACTTGGCAAGGGTTCTGAATATGAACTAAACCACAAAGGCAAAATCAAACAACTTGAAGAATTGGTAAATCAGTTAGTGGAAGAAGTTGAAGAGTTGAAAGCGAGTAAATAATGGATGGAATTAAATTTTTACAAGAGTTATTTTTCAATGCGATCATGGGTGCATCGCTAGTAGTTTTAATATTTGGTTTTGTGATTTTAATTAAAGTGTTGGTTGGATAAGATATAGGCGGTGAAATATCCGCCTTATCATAAGAGGTTGATATGTTAGGTTATAGCGGATACGTTGTACACTTTGATTATTTTATAGATGTACACGAAACAAAAGAAAGTGCTATGGAATTTCTAAAACAGTTAGCTTATGAAAGCGGTGAAAGCCAATTTGTAGTAGGTGTGGCTGTTAAAAAAGATGATGGTATAGTATTAGAATTTCCTGATTTATACCAATATGACGAAGCAAGAAAAGAATGGTATAAATTGTGGTGATAAAAAGCATAATGAGGTATAAGAATTATGAACGATAAACAATTCACAGATGAATTGTTCTGTAGAATGTATGATCTAGGATACAGAAAAGCGGAAATAGAAAACGGAACAATATTCTTTTATAAGGATTGTGAACGTATTTCGCAATGGTTAAATAGAGTTGATATAAGAAGTACGTGCTTTACAGAAGAAAACCAACGAATTGATATTGCTGAGTATCTAGGTATCGTTGATTGGTCGAAAGTAGAAGTTGATACACCTATATTAGTTAAAGATGATTATGATGATAAATGGGAAAAAGCATATTTTGCAAAGTATGAAGACGGAATGATATGTGCATGGAATAACGGAAGAACCTCGTTTTCAGCAAGAAATAAAGAAGATACGTTTATATGGGATCGTGCAAAACTAGCAGAGGTATAAACATATGGCTGAAAATTTAATTACAAAGGGATGTGTGCGAATGCTTTTTATACAGGCGATAATTGGTATTGTGTTAATTATCTTTGGCCTTGGGGTTAGGTTAGGTGGTGAGTAATATTTGAATGAACCGACAAAAAGCGAAAAAAGATTAATAAATAGTGCTAGAAAATACCTTGAGCCTGTAAAGACTGTTGATGAACAGATAAAGTCGATTGCAAAAGAAATAGAACAACTACGATGCAACATTACATCAATTAGTGCAATCGATTATTCAAAAGACAAAGTGAGTGGTGGCGGTGTTCCTTGTGGATTAGAAAATAGCGTAGCAAGGTTTATTGATACAGAAAAAGAACAACGCAGACGGATTGATGAATTGAGCGAGTACAAGTGCGATGTAATCAACACGATCAATAGTCTAAGTGAAGAAATAGGCGGTACAATGTTACGTTATGAATACCTGCTTGGGATGTCAGCTAAACAAGCACATTCTGTTTTTGAAAACCAATTTAACGAAAGACAGGCTATGAGGTATAAAGAAAAAGCGTTAATTGAAATAGGCAGGTTGAAATGTCAGTAAATGTCATGAAATGTCAGTAAATGTCAGTATAAACACCTAAAAACATATAGTAGAATATAAGGTGTAAGAGTTGCCAATGAGCAATTCTAAAAACTAAATAGCAATTGAGGTGCGGTTTTATATTTTGTATTTGAAAATCAACGAGTATTGTTTCTAAGTCATTACAATCTATATTATTTTCTAACTGCACCGCACCTCATATATTGCATTTTGTAAACTAATACCGCACATATAATCCGTTCCAATATTGCAATAACAACCAACTATACGTTTCATGAGATAAAACCTTAAGCGAAAAAATGTTACATACTACAAACAACTGGCGGTATTAGTTTAGAGAGTGCAATTGCATACTGAAAACTAAAGCTATATACGTTCTGTAGAACCGAGTATCTTGGTTAGTGATAATTAGCGAGTGCTAGCCGTGATTACAATTCATATACTCGTGTTGGCGAATAGCTAACTATATAACTTTGGTTTTGAATATACAATGAAAATGAATAAAACTATCACATAATGAGGTATATCCACGGCGATATATCTCATTTTTTGTATAAAGTTATCAAAAGGGGAGAAATGATGACTGACATATTGTGTTGTAAGAGTAAATGTCTTAACAACAAGAAAGGGAAATGTACGGCTAATGTCATTGAATATGATGGATTATGCCAAACATACATTACACAGGGGAATGCAAGAAAAAGCACATGCGGTTTGTGCGTACGATCTAATGGGAAGCTAAAACGGAAAGGTGGTGAAGTACTAAAATGATTAAAGCGATTAAACAATTCATTAAGGATAGAGCGTTATTCAAAAAAGCTGCACAAGATTTAGACAATAAAGACCTACAGGCAAAAGCAAAATATGCGTTTGAACATAGAGATGATAACGTATTGAGCATTATTGATTGTCTAGCCATTGTGTGCGGTGTATTGATTATAGTCGGTATTGTGTGGTGCTTAATGTGAATTATCAGCCAACAATAAAGAAACTGCTTAAAGCATTACAAATGAACGGCAGGCGGTATGTAGTCGATGTAAGGCAATCATGGAGTAAATACGATAAGCCTTGCAAGGTGTATATCGTTAATCGAATGTACACAGAGGAAGAATACAAACTGACATTCCCTCATAAGTACAAGAAAGGGAAAACGTTCAAGCAAGGACAACTTTATAAGAAAGAAAGTGAGTATAGCAGTACTAAGCAACATGAAGTACTGCTATTTTTAGTTAAGACATATAAAGGTGGTGAGTAGCATTGGCGAGTATAAATGAATTAGCACAAAAACTAACTAAGAAAGAACGCATATTCGCTGATGAATACGTTAAAACCACTAATGGAACACAAAGTGCAATTACTGCTGGATATTCAGAAAAGACGGCGAGGAGTAAGGGTAGTCAGTTATTGACAAAAGTTAACGTGCGCCAATATATAGATGCAGTCATGAACAAGCGAAGTAAAAACACAATCGCAACTGCTGATGAAGTGTTGGAGTACCTAACAAAGGTTATGAATGGCGAAGAAAAAGATGCATTTGGTTTGGATATCTCGATTGCAGATAGAACGAAAGCAGCCGAGTTGTTAGGTAAACGGCACATGCTATTTACTGATAAGGTTAAACTTGATGCAGAAATAGAGATTGATATATCTGACCGCATGAAACAAGCAAGGGTGAAATCAGATGAAGTACAACAAGGCACAACTGATTGATGCGTTGGGTTCGTTTACGCATGATCCATTAGGCTTTGCATACTTTTCTTTTCCTTGGGGTGAAAAAGGAACACCGCTTGAAAGTTTTGACGGCCCTGATGAATGGCAAGTAAAGACTTTCAAGAAAATAGGCGAAGAACTACGCAAGGGTAAGTCATTGGCCAAAGCAATTCAAATTGCAGTTGCATCAGGTCATGGTATTGGTAAGTCAGCGTTTTCATCGATTTTAATTCTATTTGCTATTGCTACACATGAGAATACGAGAGGGGTAGTTACTGCTAATACTGATACACAGTTAAAGTCTAAGACTTGGGCTGAGTTAAACAAGTGGTACAACCTATTCATAGGCAAGGAACTATTTACCTACACGGCAACCGCATTGTTTAGTGCTGATAAGCAGTATGAGAAAACATGGCGGATAGATGCTATTCCATGGAGTGAAAGTAATCCAGAAGCATTTGCAGGCTTGCACAATCAAGGTAACAGAATACTTATCATATTTGATGAAGCATCCGCTATTTCCGATAAGATTTGGGAAGTAACAGAGGGTGCATTAACAGATAAGGAAACCGAGATTATATGGTGCGTGTTTGGAAACCCTACACGTAATAGTGGCAGGTTTAGAGAGTGTTTCAGAAAACATCGTGCATATTGGACTACTTACCAAATAGATAGCCGTACTGTTAAAATCTCGAACAAAGCGAAATTACAAGAATGGGTAGATATTCATGGTGAAGATAGCGACTTTGTAAAAGTGCGTGTACGAGGGATATTCCCTAGTGCATCGGATACACAATTTATATCCGCATCAATCGTGGATGAAGCACAAAAGCGAATGTACAGAGTTGGTGAGTTTAACAACCTACCTGTAATCATCGGTGTAGACCCTGCATGGACTGGTGGCGATACGTTAGAAATCGTAATGCGTAATGGCTATTCCATGAAATGCTTGGCAACCATTGAAAAGAATGACGATGATATGCGCATGGCTAACCTCATAGCACAATTTGAAGATGAATACAAAGCTGATGCGGTATTCATTGACCAAGGGTACGGCACAGGTATTTATAGTATCGGTAAGTCAATGGGTAGACGATGGCGGTTAGTTGCATTTGGTGGTGCATCGCCTAACAATATGTATCTCAATATGCGAGCGTACATGTGGGGCGAGATGAAAGAGTGGCTAAAAGAGGGCGGTTCAATTCCTAATGAACAAGGACTGTATGATGACCTCGTAGGGCCAGAAGCGATCATTGATAAGAATGGCCGTATCCAACTGGAAAGCAAAAAGGATATGAAAGAACGAGGCTTACCATCACCAAACAAAGGCGATGCATTAGCCTTGACCTTTGCATTTAGGGTCAATAAAAAAGTAAATGGCAATCACAGAAGAGTAGCGAATACAGAGTACAAACCATTTGGGTAAAGGGGGAATGTGAATGTGTATGAAAGCTAAGACACCAAGTGTTACTACACCAGCACCTGCACCAGTCGCACAGACTGATGACATGACGCAAAAGAAAGATGAACAATGGTTCACCGATAAAAAGCGTAAGAAAACTGGTTATGATAGTACAATTTTAGCTAGTGCGTTAAATCAAGCAACAGGCAAAACAACATTAGGCGGTTAATATGAGTACTATCTTATCTAGTTTGGCAAGGCAACCTACAGAAAAGCCTGTAACTAAGCCAAAAGACTACAAGAAAATAAAAGCTAAATTCAATCAGATGTTTACAAATCGTCAAAAGTACGTTGAGAAATGGAAGATGATTAGAGACTATCAATTACCATTCCTTGGTGTGTTTGATGGTGAACAAGACCAATCGAAGTTGTACACCGATAAAATCCTTACTGGTATTGCATGGGAAAGTTGTCAAATATTCGCTAGTGGTGTAATGAGTGGAATGACACCGCCTAGCCGTAAATGGTTTAAGCTAACCATGGAAAATACGGATATGGCAGCAAATAGCGATGTAGCGAAAGTATTAGATGAACGTGAAGAAATATTATATGCAGTATTTGCAAAATCCAATTTCTACAATGTGGTTCACCAAGTCTATATGGAACTACCATTCGGACAAGCGCCGATGTCAATCATGCCTGATGGTAAAGTTGGTGTACGTTTCACATCGTATCCAATCGGCACTTACGCATTAGAATGTAATGCTAATGGTGAGGTTAACACGTTTGGGCGAAAGTATAACATGACTTGCGACCAACTTGTGGAAGAGTTTGGATATGATAACTGTACCGAAAAGATTAAAAATGCATATGATGACGGCAAGGGTAATGCATCTACATATACTGTTTGTTGGCTGGTTTGCGAAAACAAAGACCGCAATGGAAAACTAGGTAACAAGAACATGCCTTACTCCTCTATTTACTGGGTTGAGGGGAGTAGGGATGATGAAATCTTGCGACATAGCGGTTATGAAGAATGGCCTATTCCGATTGCACGGCACACTACACATGATCTAAATGGCTATGGTAAAGGTAGTGCATGGTTCGCACAATCTGATGCGATGATGTTGCAAAAGCTGGAATTAGATAGATTGACGGCAATTGAACTCGGTGTAAAACCACCTATGGCCGTAACATCTGATGTAATCGGTAGCGTATCATTGTTTCCGGGTGGTATAACCGAAGTCGATACAGGCGGTAAGGTTGAGCCTATCTTTAATGTAGGTATCAACTTAGATTGGATAATGCAACAAATCATTGAAGTTAAAGATAGCATCAAGCGTGCATATAGTGCTGACTTATTCCTAATGCTAGACAACATGGACAACGGCCAAATGACGGCAAGGGAAGTCATGGAACGCACGCAAGAGAAGTTACAACAATTAGGGCCTGTAGTTGAACGGCTATTATCTGAATTTCTTAACCCGATTATCGAACGCACCTATGCGATATTAGATCGTGCAGGTGTGTTTCCGCCAATCGATGAAGCATTAGCGGAAGAATTGAACGGCCAAGATGTCAAGATAGAGTATATTTCACCATTGGCACAGGCACAGAAAGTATCATCTTTAACTTCAATCGAACAGTATTTTGCGTTCCTTATGTCATTGGCACAGGGCAATCCTAACATTCTACAAAAATTCAATTTTGAGGAAGCAGCGGATTATTATGGTGTGAACCTCGGTGTACCTGCAAAAGTAATTGTATCGAATGACGAATATCAAGCTAAGATGCAAGAGCAACAACAGGCACAAGCAGAACAAGAGGAACAAGCACAAATGATGCAAGCAGCACAATTAGCACCTCAAATGGCTAGTGCAGCTAAACAAGCAACCGATGCAGCGAATGATGGAAACCCTGTAATGCAACAATTAATGGGAATGGGGTACTAGATGAAACAGAAAAGAGATTATATGCGAGAGCGTGATATTGAAGCGCTGAACCACGTACTGAGTACTGAACTCGGTAGGTGGTTTTTTTATCGCATTCTTGACCGAGCAAAACTGAATAGCCAATCATTCACAGGTAACAGTACAACATTCTTTAACGAGGGAATGAGGTCTGTTGCCATTTCTTTGCAAAATGATTTGGGAAGAATTGGCGATGGTATAGAGGGTGTTAAGAAATACCATCTAGCGCAATTGGAAAATATTCAGATGCAAAAGTATTTTAAAACACTTGAAAAAAACGAATTAAAGAAAGGTGAATAACCATGGATGAAAATTTAGAACAAGGCACAAACAATAACACGGATAGTGCAAATGGTGGTACACCACAGGATACGAATACACAAGACCAACAAAGTACGATTTTAGGCGGTGGCGGTGATACTAACACCGACCAACCTGCAGAACCTACTGTATATGATTTCTCTACTGCATTTGAGAGTGGCGAAGTAGACCAAACCATCGCAGATGAGTTTTCAAAAATGCTAAATGGTGTAGGTGCTACGCAAGAGCAAGCATTACAAATGGCTAAGTTTGGTAATCAATATGCTACTAACCTTGTAACGGCTTACGAAAACCAAAAGCAAGAAGCACTTAACGCACAATACAAAGGTTATGCAGATAACGCTCGTGAGGTATTAGGTAATAAATTCGATGCTACTGTTAGCCAAGCGGCCGCAGGTGTTGAAGCAGTAGAAAAGACTATTCCTAATATCCGTGAAATCCTAGCAGAAAACGGCTTGGGTAATCGTGTAGAAGTAATTCAATTATTCGCACATATCGCTAGTATGGCAAGCGAAGATAACAACGCAGGGAACAACAGACCTGCAAATAATCAATCTGACGAAGCTATTAGACGGAATATGTATCCGTCCATGTTTAAAGATTAAAGGAGATTAATTAATGGCTACAATTGGAACTAACAATCCTACATTATTGGATTTACAAACTCGTATGGATCCAAATGGTAAAATTGCACAAATCATTGAGCAATTGAACCAAACAAACGAAATCGTTCAAGACATGACAATGATTGAATGTAATGATGGCACATCCAACAAAACAACTGTACGTACTGGATTACCATCCACTACATGGCGCATGTTGTATGGCGGTGTACAACCATCTAAATCCACTACCAAACAAATCACAGATACTTGTGGTATGTTGGAAGCATATTCCGAAGTGGATAAAGACTTGGTTAAACTTTCCAATGACCCTGTAGCGTTCCGTGCAACAGAAGATAGTGCATTTGTTGAAAGTATGGGCCAAGAAATCGTAAGCACACTTTTCTATGGTGATGAAACTACACCAGAAAAATTCATTGGCTTATCCGCACGTTTCAATACATTGGATGTGAAAAAAGCTGATTGTGCTAAAAACATTATTGATGCAGGCGGTACTGCTAACCTTGCCTCTATGTGGCTCGTAGGTTGGGGCCCTCTTACTGTACATGGTATTTATCCACGTGGCAGTCAAGGCGGTTTAGAACAAGAAGATTTGGGCGAAGTAACAGTTACTAAAGCTGATGGTTCTATGTTCCAAGCTTATCGAACTCATTTCAAAGAAAACATCGGTTTATCCGTGCGTGATTGGAGATATGTAGTACGTATCGCTAATATCGATATGAAATCTATCAAAGAAGATATTTCCGCAGGCCCTAACTTGATTAACTTGATGATCCGTGCAGAAGAAAAAATGCATAGCTTAACTGGATGTAGACCAGTATGGTACATGAACCAAGAATTGCGTACATTCTTACGCTTGCAAAAGAATAAAGTACATGGTTCTACTATCACAGAAGATATGGAAATGGGTAAAATGGTTACTCGTGCGAATGGTATTCCTGTTCGTAAAATTGATGCATTGCTTTCCACAGAAGCACGTGTTACTGCATAGTAGAGAGGAGAAAATACATGATTATCGATACTTTAAATACATTCCATTGGAAACGTGAATTATCTGGCAATGTCAGCTCCGATGTTGTAGTAACTAGCGGTGATGCTGACCCTAACTTATGGTTAGTGGTTCGTGTAGACAAAGCATTAACAGGTACTGCATTGATTAATGTGTACACATCTGATACAGAAAACATCGCTAACCCAGTATTGTTGCATGGTATTACATTACCAGCCAATGCACCAGCTGGGTATGAATATAAAGTGCGCTTGGCAAATGGTGTTAAACGTTATACACGTGCTAATGTCAACAATGCGACGGCTGGCACAATTTCTGTATTCTTAACTAGTGGTATCACTAGCAAATAGGGGGTAACATGGAATACATTGCAAAAGTAACTTTGTATCACAATACAAAGGGTTTAATTAAAGAAGGACAAACAGTAGAACTTACAAAAGAAGAAGTAGCTGAATACGATAAAGATTACTTCAATGATTTGTTTGAAGCTGTAGGTGCAGAAGAAACCGATGCTACAGATGAAACTGTAGAAGATAAGCCAAAGAAACGTGGCAAGAAATCGGAAGAAACTGCAGAATAACAGAATGAGGGGTGCGTATGCATCCCTCTTTTTTACTACAAAGGGGGCAATATGACACCTACTGATATTTGCAACATGGCTTTGTCATTAATCAATGGCGGTAGGATATACGGCCTTGATGAAGAAACAGAAACGGCTAGACAATGCAGATTGCATTATGATGCAACACGCAAGATGCTACTATCTCAATATGAATGGAATTTCGCTCGTAAGCGTGAAGAGTGCGTGTTATCTGAACATAAGTTAGCTGGCTATGAATTTGTTTATGCGTATCCTGAAAAGTGCATCCGTATCCTTGGTGTAATTCCTAAAGGGGAACGATTTAAAGCGGAAAGCCAAAAGGAATATGATGTGTTTACTATTGACGATAACACAAAGTACATAGTAAGCGATGTACCGCTTGCGTACATTGACTATGTGTACGATGTGCAAGATATAGATGTATTCAGTCCTGTATTCGTACAGGCCTTGAAATCTAAAATGGGGGCAGAACTAGCCATGCCATTAACTGGTAATAGTGGTTTATTCGACCAATGTTATAAACTCTATCAAGCAGCAACGCAAGAGGCCAAGAGTTTGAGTGCGAAAGAACGTAGGCAAGATATGCCATATATTTCTAACTATGTAAAAGCAAGGAGTTGGTAATCATGAAACCAATGTATATATCACAACTTGCATTTACAACTGGTGAGATTTCGCCTGATGTATCTAGGAGATTTGACCTAGATCAATTCAAAAGTGCGTTGCTATTAGCAGAAAATGCAGTCATTAGACCTTATGGGGCGGTGGCTAGACGGCAAGGTTCAGAGTATATAGGGCAGGTTAAAAACAAGGATAAGTCCATACGGCTATTTGAATTTACGGCAGAAAAGAACAAATCATTCCTACTTGAGATTGGTGAGCAGTATATCCGAGTGTGGCGAAATGGTATCTATACAGGTATCGAACTAGAAACACCATTCGAAAGTGATGTAGTTGATAAATTGAACTGCATCCAAAGTGGTGATGTAATGTTCATTTGTAGTGGTAAATATCCTGTTAAAACGCTATCACGATATAGTGATACGGACTGGCGGTTTGATACATATAAGTTATCAGAGCAACCATACGGCGAAGTCAACATAGACAAAGAAAGTACTGTAATCTTGAATGGCGATACATTAACCGCCACAAAGGATATATTCAACGCTGATATGGTTCATTCTGTCATGCAGATTGAACATTATATAAAAGCAATTACAACAAGTGAAACAGGAAAAGTGATAAAAGGCAGTTATGATGGTGATGATGAACGTATTCTTATGGCTGAAAATGAATACAACAACATCAATTATGATGTAGAACAATTCAGTAGTGATGAGGATTTATCATGGAAATTCACATCACATGGCACTTGGAATGGCACTGTTAAAATCCAAATCAGCAATGACAACGGCACTACATGGAAAGATTACAGGGTATATACATCCAACAATGACTACAACGTAACCGACACAGGCAAGGTTACACCTAGTGCTAAATTGAAAGTTGTATCTGATTTAAAAGGCGGTAGCGTTAATGTAGACCTATCATTCTTGCCACATTCTAATTATGGTGTAGTTGAAATCAAAGAATTTGTTGATAGTAAGCACGTTAAAGTAAATGTATTGAATAGCGTTGTAGATAACGAAGCCACCTCTAAATTCAGATTTGGACAATGGGGTAAAGGCCTTGGTTATCCTCGTGTATGTACGTTTTATCAAGACAGATTTATATTAGCATCTAGCTTTCAATATCCTAACTACATATGGTTTAGTCGCACAGGCGATTATTCAAACTTTGGTGTAGAAAAGGTAGGCGGTACGATTACAGATGATAGTGCAATCACACTACCTGTAATTAACAGAAAAATGTATGACATTCGACATTTGATACCTGCTAACGACCTATTGATTTTAACCAGTGGCAATGAATGGATAATTGATGGTTCTAAAACTATCACACCGACTAACTGCAATCTACGCACACAAACCCAACGTGGTGCATCTGAATGTGAGCCACAATATATAGGGAATAGATGCGTATATGTACAGGCTAGAGGATGCGTAGTGCGTGATTTAGGATATTCCTATGAAAGCGATAACTACACAGGGGCTGACTTAACTCTATTCGTTAAGCATTTAACAAAGTATCGTAACTTTATCACAAGTGCTTATGCACAAGATCCAGATAGTATTGTTTACTACGTTACAGATGATGGCAATATCGATTGTCTAACTTACATACCAGAACAAAAGGTATACGCATGGTCGCACTTCACCACAAAAGGCAAATACAAATATGCTGAGAGTGTAGCTGAGGGAGAGCAAGACAGTTTGTATGTAATCATTGAACGTGAATTTAAAAGCGGTACAGTGATGTGCATAGAACGATTTGAACCGATGTATAACGCTGATAATAACAATGTGTACATGGATTGTTACATTCGACAAACTAGCACAGAGAATATCAGCACTATCACAGTACCTCATTTGATTGGTGAGGATGTGCAAATTGTTGTAAATGGTAGGGAACGTCCAATTAAGGAAGTACCACCTACAGCAATCATTAATATTGACGGAAAAGCACAAAGCGTAGCCGTTGGTATTAACTACACTACACGATTACGTATTCCAAGTATTGAAATGCAAATACAAGATGGTACATTGCAAGGCCGACAATTAACGATGAGTAGATTATCGATGAACATCTTAAATTCATTCGGTGGCAAAATCGGAAGAAACTTCAACCATATGGATGATATTTCATTACCGCCACTCAAATTATATAGCGGTGATAAGGTGTGCATATTGCCAAAATTCGATGGAGTGTACTCAACCGATGCATCTGTATGTATTTTACACGAAAAACCTTATCCATTTAACCTTTTAAGCGTTACAAGAGAAATAGAAATAGGCGGTGGTTTTCCAAATGTTACAGGATTTTGATATTTGCCCTGTAAGGCACACTTCATTAATTCATGACTTATACATCAACTTACGAGCCATAGACACCTTAGAGGTCAATATAGCGAACCAAAATTTTCCGAATTACGGAAAAAATGATTTTGTGAGGGATATATGTAGTGATGACTACGAAAACCACATTGTAATTGAGAATGATGTACCAATAGCCGTATATGGTATTTCAAAAAAGCCAATCAATGGAATGTACTGCATTTATTTCTTGGGAAATAAGATACTGGATACGAATTTGAAATTACAAAAGGAATTTCTGAAGCGAAGTAACGCAATCATAAAAGAGTGGTTATCCACTCATGAATGTTTATTCAATTTCATACATAAGAAAAATAACCGCTCGAAGCGATGGCTTACATCACTAGGGGCGGTTATTCATTCTGATATTACACACAACGGAATGGAACTATTTACATTGAGAAAGGGGGATGCGAATGTGTAATCCTATTGCATTGATGGCAGGTCAATTGGTTACTACATTATGGGGTCAACATCAACAAACTAAGGCACAAACTGCAATGTACAATGCACAAGCACAAGCAGCGGAAGCTAATGCACGTATATCTGATAGGAAACAACAGGATATTGCCAACCAAGCACTACAAGAGCGAGATAAGATGGACAATAAAATGCGGTTGATTGCAGGTCAGAATACGGCGGAAGCAGGCGCTACAGGGTTATCCATGAGTGGTACACCATTACAATTAATGGCCAGTAGCTACGATGAATATAACAAGGATATTAACAATTGGGAAACTAACAAGAATAACAGTATCTACAATGAATATCTAAATGGTGTTAATTACCGCAATGAAGCTAGTAGCGCAAGAGCAGCTGCATCTAATGCGAAAACGCAAGGGCGATTGCAAATGCTCGGTACTATCTTGAGTGGTGCATCTAGTATGTATGGTTTGAAACAACAATATGCAGGTAGTAGTACTGGTGCTAAAAAGTACAAGACTGTATATGGTGGTGATACAACGTTTGATGCATTTAGTGGAATGCGACAAGCGGATACAATGCGAATGGAAAACGGCACAGGGCCATCATCTGTTATTACTGTACGTAAGGTTAGATATAGGTAGGCTGATATGAAACTTGTTAATTATGAAAGCCAAGAACAACTAAATACTATCAACGGACAAATACACAATTACGCAAATGAAATTGCGTATGGTGCAGACCAAAGCGGATTACGTAGTATAGCCAATGGTATCGCTAATATTAACGAACAGTATCAAAAGAAACTTGATGAAGATTTAAACATAGCTTATATGAACGCTGAAACAGACTACAAGAAACGTATTTCTGATGCATTAACAAATGAAGATAGTGGATTATTACATACCTCATTAGGTGGTGCAGCTAATATAGGTTACTCTTTTAATGAGATAGAGAGCAAGGCTAGACACGAAATACTAGATAATCTACCTAATAATAATCGAATTAGAGATAGATTTTTAAGAATGGCAGATAACGATACAATCGCTAATAGCACAAGGGTTCAAGTACACGAGAGGTCAGAACGTGAGAAATATAAGGATGTTACTTTTAATAACAACCTAGACCAATCTAAACAAATAGCCGTACTAGGATTTAACAACCCTAATGTAGTACAAACTGCATTGGATGGTATTGGTAAGAATATTGAATTAATGTATGGTGATCGTGGCGAAGAATTTGTAAAAGGTAAAAAGCAAGAAGTATACGATACTATAGGTCAAAGCGTTGTTAATGAAGCAGTAACGAGAAATGATATAAAATATGGGCCGCAAGTTATTGCAGCATTACGGCAAGCGGGAGTAAGTGAGGGAATATTAGCTAAAGCTGATGCAGCATTTCAACAAGTTAATTCGCAACAAACTATCAATGGAAAGATTTCTGGTGATGTTGATACATATGGTGAGGGCGGACGTGAAAAAGCAGCTGATGCATATGTAAACGGATTAAGAAATCAAAACAAAGGCGGTTCTATCAATATTGCTGCATTAGATAACGCCGTAAATGGTTCTATTGGTAAACCTTATGTGTTAGGTAGTGATGGCGGTGATGCTACTGATTGTGGTAAGTTTACGCTTGATACATTAGCAAGTGCAGGCGTTACATTGAATTATAGAACGGCTGATGGACAATACCTACAAGCTGAACAAGAAGGAAAACTTACAACAGATATTTCACAGGCTAAAAAGGGTGATTTAGTATTCTGGCACGTTCCAAGTAATGAGGCTAGATGGGCAACAAGCGATGACCCTAGTGCTATTAATTCAGACGATAAAGCCTATAAAGGTGTAACACATGTAGGTGTATATATGGGGGATGGTAAAGTCGCACAAGCTGGTAGTAGCGGTGTGTCTATTGTTGGTGCTGATATTTACCCTATAGTTGGTATTGGTAAGTTTAGTGGAAGCGGTAGACAATTAACTGATGGGGAATTGCTAGAAGAACGCAATATGTATTTAAAAGCATATGATGTTGAAGTCGGAAAGCGAAAAAAGGCACGTGCTGAAGAGTTGGACAGACAAAAGAAAGCTATTCAACTACAATATTTAGAAATGCAGAAAAACGGAGCATCTAATGCTGAGTTAGCTAATTATCTTGATAATGCTACTGCAGGTAATGAAGAGTTAACCCTTGCATTTGGTGGTGTTAGAAATAGATATATAGCAGCAGAACGGGCAGAAGCAGCCGCAGCTAATAATGCAGCATACAAAACTAATATTGTACAGATGATACAAAATGGCACACCTGCTAATGATATTTTGAAATACGCAGCAGAAAACGGTGGCCTTTCCATGCAAGAAATGAGCCAATTGAATAAAGAATTAACTGACAGAGATAACGGAACAGGTTCGTATTCTGTTGATTTATCCGCCGTTCAATCTGTAATGAGCGATGCAATGGACGGATTAAAAGACAGTCAAAAAGGCTTATTTAAAGATGGATTTAGGAAAGATTTTAGTGCATGGTATCAAAAGTACATGATGGAAAATGGAGAACCACCAAGCGTTGGTGATCAAATATGGTATGCAAATCAAATTGCAGGCCCTAAAGTAATACAAACAACTCAAGTGAACCATTTCTGGGAAAGTGGTGAAAACTATCAAAGCGATGTATCACTTGCAACTTTACATGGTGCAGGATATGTGGATTACAAACCTGTAATAGGTGATGATGGTGGACACTATGTAAGATTATATAGAAATGGTGGTACAGATGAAAACGGCAATTATAACGATTATGATGAACGTACATTCCATCAAACATTTGGTGATTTAGATAATTAAGGAGATAGCATAATGGCTAATCAATGGCATTTTAACAAGTATCAACCGAACGGCACAGTCAATTTAGACGAACATCAAACAGATTTAAAACCTGTTAATGGTGTTATTGGCAATGCTATTGATGCAGTATCTTCTATTGCTGATACTGTAAAAGATAAGCCGTTCATAGTTGATACAACAGGCAATGACAACAAAATGCTTGTTGCTGATAGATTAAAAGCTATTGCAGATGCAACAGGCATTGACCCTAGCATTGCATATAATGCAACATTCAGAACATCAGCATTACAATTCAAATATAATAATGATGAATTAAAAGCTAATGCTGCACTAGAATATGCAAACAAATTAAATATCGGTGCTGATGTAATCATGAATAGTAATGAAGATGGATTTAGAACTGCTGCTACATTAGCTGCACAAGTTGATAGAGGTAGAACAGTACAAGAAATCTATGATGAATACCCAGAAATGTATAAAGTTAAATACAACTCACAAGCCGAGGGTATTCAAGCCATTCAAAATTTACAGTCAGTAAAAGCTACACGTGGTATTTTCGATAGTATCCAACAAAGCGTATGGGCCATGAACGACCAAATGAAACTAGGTGATGTTGGTTTTGAAATGGCACATACCACCGATACGGATAGAATTAAAGAACTCAACGATGAAATGGAACGCTTGCAAGGTAACTTGCAACAATACAGAAAAACTGATGCGCTAAATCCGTTACAATCTATTGTTGGTGATACGGCAGCACAAGCCTATATGATGGGTAAACAAGGTGGTAGAGGTGCAATTATCGGCGGTGCAATTGGTGCAATAATTGGCGGTGTAACCACCGATGGTGTAGGTATAGGCGCAGGTGCAGCAACTGGTGCTAAATGGGGTGGTGGTGCTGACATGGCATACGAAATGTACAAAATGTCATTCGGTAACAAATACCTAGAACTCATTAATAAACGTGATGCAAATGGTAATAAAGTATACTCTAATGATGAAGCCTATAAATACGCTATGACATATGCTGCAGTTGATACAGGTATTGAAATGGCATCTACACGTTTCATGGTTAAAGGCATAGGTAAAGTAGCGCCTAAAGCGGTTATGTCAAAAGTATTACAAGGTGCTACAAGTGATACAATCGCAACATTCAATAGGGGCATTGGTACTACTGTTGCACAAATGGCGAAAGCATCTATTAAGGCTGGCGGTTCTGAATTAGTCGAAGAGGGCTTGCAAGACATTAACGAGAAATTCCAACATAACCTATACCGCAATGCTAATGACCCTGAGGGAGTATATTCTATAGGTGATATGGCGGTAGGTGCAGGCGGTGCAATGCTACAAGCACTACCAGCCGTTATTGGTTTGGGTGCAATTGGTGGCGGTATTAGTGGCATCCACACTATGAAAGCCTTTCACGAATTTCAAAAGCTAACACCAGAAGAGCAACAACAAGCCGTGATGGCAGAACAAAACAGAAATGGTAACGCTATCATGCAAGCATTGAAACAAGATGCATCGTCAAATAAAATGGCAAAAGAAAACCCTGAGTTGTACGGAAAAATTGTACAAGCACAGGGCGATAATGTAGGTGTATCTACTGCATATGTAAATGTAAATGAAATGGCAGAAACAGAGCAAGGCCAACAAGCTATTAAGAATATGATTGATAGCGGTTTGGTTACTCAAGAGGAAGTATCGAAAAGCATTGAAGCTAACGCAGATATTCCTGTACCAATTGGGAAGTATGCACAATTAAGCGGTGGCTTGACGGAAGAAACTGTTAAGGCCCTAGAAGAAAGTACATACTTTACTCGTGGTGGTATGTCTATGAAAACGCTAGAACGTGCAAAAGCGGAAGTAGAAGCCTTTAATAATAACCTAGTTGATGCAACAGAAAAGAAAGCAGAACGAGTTAAAGAAAGCATTATCCGTGATGAATTTGAAGATGCAAGCGATGTAGATCGTGAAGTACTAGACCAAGTATTTGCTAATCCTACGCAGGTTAAGCAAGCATACAATAACTTGTATAAAAACCTAGTGCAAGACTATCGTGAAAACTACGCAAGCGACTTTGACAACATGGACAATGATATTAAAGAAGCTACGGAAAGTGGTGTAGAGCCACAATGGTTGACTGATTATAAGTCTAATAATGGTGGTAAAGCACCACGCACTAACGCAGAACGTAGACGTGCAGCATTTCATTCTAGCGTAGCAAAAGCACAAACTGCATTTGCTGATAATGCGGAAGCACTTAACCAAAGCAATATCCATCATGCTGATATGGAACATACCTTGCAACAAATTGAAAGCCTTGAACGCTTGCATGATAAGATTTTTACATTAGCGGATAACGATATAGCGTTACGGATGCAATTATCCAAGAGTGGCTATGATGTATACAACAAAGTAGTTAAAGCGATTGGCGAAAGTACAGATAGAAAACAACGTGAAACGGCAAAAGCTAATGCGTTGTTGATGGCACAACATGCTGATGTAATGGCACAATATATGCGACAAATGGGCCGTGGTGGGTATACTGCTATGGACTATTTGCGTGATAGCGTGCGTATCAATATGAATGCTAAGTATGACAATCAAAAAGGTTATATGCAAATTAATCCAAATCTTGATTTGCAACAAAAATTAAATATTGTTGATTTAAACAATTTGTTTACAAATGCAAGCGTTTTGGATAAAAAGCAGCTAAAAAAATATATAAAGAATCTCGTTAATACCAATTGGAATGATAAGAATAATGAAACAATAGTTAACATAATACATTCATATAATGTTAACCATATTGCTAATGGTGCAAAGAAACCATCAAATAAAGAACGTAAAATTAGAAATACAGTTGTACATGATTTGAACAATATTTTAAACAATGCTGTTCTAGTAGAAACAACATCAAATACTAAAAAGACGCAAAATCCAACTACAAAAGGTGAAAAGCATAAAAATAATATAGATTTTTACCATAGATTGTATGTTCCTGTTAGTCTTAATGGGAATTTATACGTTATTAGATTAGTGGTAGAAGAGGATAAAAATAATATAGGTTTGCAACCTAAATTAACAGAATTATATGATATTTATATAGACAAAGAAGGATTACTACCGCCCCCTTCCGCTAATGGGAAGTCAAATGGAAGTAGTAATCCTTCTATTATTACTGTACGTGATATGCTTGAAAATGTCAAGCAGGCAGACAACCCAGATGTATATGTGAAAGAACCGAAAGACCAAATACAAACAAAAGAATTTAAACAGTGGTTTGGTAATTCTAAAGTGGTTAATGCAGATGGAACGCCAAAAGTGATGTATCATGGAACACCTAATGGGAATTTTGATACATTCAAAAAAGGAGCAAACTACTTTACAGAGAATGAACAATATGCAGATAGATATCAAAATCCTAGTGCATCCTCTATTTCTACTGGTAAAGTGGTAGATAATCCAACGACACATGCTGTGTATATTAAAATGGAAAAACCATTTGATACAAGAGACTCTAAAGCAAGAGAAATATTTGAAGATGAGTTTTTAAACCAAGATGGTGGATATGATGAAGAAGGTGAAGAAACAGAACATAGTTGGGTTTCTAATGGTACTGAATTGAATGAAAACACAGGGTTGCCAGACTGGACGGATGCAGAAGACTTATACCATTTCATCAAAGATAAAGGGTATGACTATGACGGCATAATTGTTGATGAAGGTGCAGATGGCGGATATGGTAGTGCTGTTGTAAATCGTGGTGTAGCTTATGTAACTTTTGAGCCTAATCAAGTTAAGAATGTAAAAAATAGTGGTGAATTTGATATCAATAATCCTAATATGTACAAACAATCTGTAAATGGCATGACCGAAATCATGAGCGATGGTGAACGCATTATCAGCATTTTCAAAACAGCAGATAGAAGTACATTCTTACACGAAATGGGACATGTGTTCTTTGATGATATTCAAAAATTAGCATCTATGGACAATGCACCTAAACAATTACTTGATGATTGGAACGCACTCAAAGAGTGGAGCGGTTGGGTTGATGGTGAAAATGTAGATAACACCAAAGCACACGAGAAATTCGCACGAGGTTGGGAAAGCTACTTACGAAGTGGCGAAGCACCAACAAAAGGACTACAACGAGTATTCCGTCAATTCTCTAAATGGTTAACTCGTATTTATCGTAGTGTTCAACGATTAGGCGGCGAAGTACCATCTGACATTAAGGATATAATGGCACGCATGATAGCGACACAAGATGATATTGAAAACTACGCACATGAGCAAGCATTAGAGCAATTTGAAAATACAAAATTGTATCAACAGTTGAGCGAAAGCGAACAAGCACGAGTGCAAGGGTACATTGCTGACATTAAAGAAAAAGCTAAAGAACGTGTAATGCGTAAGTACATGAAAGAGTTAGACAATCGACCTATTAGAGAATGGGAAGATGTAAAATACGATGTACAAGTTGCAATAGAAAAGCGTTTAATCGAAGAATATCCTATCTATAAAGAACATCAACGATACATGGCATTGGGTGATGGTGCATTGGAAAATACTCAATATCGAACTATTGAGGGGTTAGAAAAGGCGGAACGTGAGGAAGCTGGCAGTACTTACGATGAAGCAGTAGCACAGGAAATGGAAAACGCTAGAAATGAGTTTGTTAATGATCCAAACGCAGGCAAATCTAATCAAGAAATAGCCGAAGAAATGCTATTATCCAATCAAGGACAAATGGAACTTACACAAGAAGAAGCACGCTTGATTAAGGCACATACCAATAAAGACCTTGCTAAGAATTGGGAGTTACTAAGCAAATTACAAAAACTAGACCCTAACAGTGAAAATCTTGATGAAGAATTGAAACCAATTGAAAAAGAATTGACGAAATCTGAACGCATCAAGAAAGACCATGCAAGGGTAGCACAGGAATTAGGCAGTGTATCCAAAGAACTTGATACTGCACAAGAACGCATTGATAACCTAAAAGCACAGTTGCAAGAACGTATTGATGCGGTGCGTGCAATTCGTGATGGTGGATTTGGTACTATTCCTAATTACATGGAACGTGCTAAAAAAGAATTAGGCGATTTGACATTATCTCAAGCTAGCCAGTACAAGAAGTACCAAAATCAAGCCGTAAGAGATGGTAAGAAAGCAGATAGTGCATTGGCTGTTGGTAAAGTTGACGAAGCATTACATGCTAAACAATCACAAATGCTAAACCAAGCAAGGGCAAGAGTAGCGTTTGAAAATTCAAAAGCCATTAAGAAATTGCGTGTTAAATTGTTAGACCAATTGAACCGCATGACACGTAGTCAAAACCCTATCATGGTTGAGCCTAATATGCGATATTTCTATACACATATGGCATACCAAATGGGATTGACTAAGTATGATGGCTTGCAACCTGTTAATGGGTTTGACATGATGTCAGTTATTAAAGCATTAGATGCAGATGCTGACATCATGGGTGATAAGGAAGCGACTGTACAACTTGAACAATGGATATACGAAATGTTCGATGCTAAATCACCTAGAACGTTTAGTACACTTAAAATGAGCGAACTCGAACAGTTAGAGGAACTCATGACAGGGATGTACAAAAGCGGTAGAACTCAATATGAGGGAAGTACACTAATTGATGAAAAAGGGAATAACGTTACATTTGATGAAGCTATATTCCAAATTATTGATAAGGCAACCGAAACATTTGGTAGAGATAATGGAAATGTATTCAATGAGTTAAATAACCGCAGCCGTGCAGATGCATTGTCTAACACATTGAATAACTTTAACTTATCATTATTGAAAGCCGAAACATTCTTACGCAGGTTGGATGGCGGAAAGAATGGCCCTGCAGTTAGATATATTTACGAGCCAATTAATAAAGCTACTCAGAAATTTAACGAGTACAAAGAAAAATCTATGTATAGATTGGCCAGAGATGTAAAAGCAGTATATTCCAAGAAACAACTATTTGATGTTCGCAATGATCATCTCTATAACGTAGGCGAATTGCGCAACGTTACTAAAGAGCAAATCATCATGCTTGCATTAAACTGGGGAACAGAAAAGAATAGACAACGTGCATTAGAAACTATCCAAAGTAATGAAGTAGAAATGGAGAGAGCGTTCCAAGAGTACATGACGGATAAGGATTGGGAATTTGTAATTCGCACATGGGAACATATCAATTCATTCTATGAAGAGCGAAGTAAGGTTCAAGAGGAATTGTATGGTAATCCTTTAAAGAAAGAAAAAGGGATTACATTTACAATTGGCGGTAGAGAAATACAAGGCCAATATTTCCCTATTGTGTACAATCCTAAAGTAAGTGCTAAAGTATCTGACTTTGAAACAGAGGATATTGCTAAAACGATGATTGCTAGTAATGCAATCTTTGGTACAGGTATGGGTGCTACTAAATCACGTTTGGATGTAGTCAAAGGCAAGTCCTTAATGCTTGATTTTGATGTTATCCCTAATGCGATTACGGAAGCTATTAACCACGTTACCATGCGAAAAGCAGTAACCGATGTAAATAAGCTAGTAGGCAATAGCCGTTTCCAAGAGTACATCGTTGATAAATTCGGAATGGAAACCTATCAATTCTTGCGTACATGGGTTAGGGATAATTGGAAAGATGAAGCATCACAAGTAAGTACTATCGGTAGATTGCTTATGACACTGAAGAAGCGCACCACTGAGGCAGTTATGATTGGCCGTGTATCAGTCGCATTACAAAATGCGTTAAATATTCCTGTTGCTATGTATCGTATTGGTGTAGGGAATACACTCAAAGCAATTAGTGATGCAGGTGTTGGGTTCTATGGTGTAGGTACAGCCAAGTATAACGCAACACGTGATTTCGTTTTATCTCAATCTATATTCATGAGGGAACGTGTTCAAACACTAGATAAGGACTTGAAACAAGGACTATCTATTGAGGGTAAAGGCTTACGCATTGGTGATACAAATGTTGGTGGTTATAAAGCTGAACAATTAGCTAATATCCGTGATGATATTAACCAAATGGGATTTAGATTGTTAACAGAAACTGATTTTGCATTATCTATTCCTGTATGGAAATTTGCATACGATAACAAAGTACTAGAATTACAAAGTGTTGAGGGAGTAACGGCAGAATTCGTAGAACAGGAAGCTATTAGTGCTGGTGATAGAGCCGTAAGAGATATATTCGGTAGTGGCGATACAAAAGACAGTGCAGGCATTCAGCGTTCTAGGGATGCATGGGTTCAATTGTTTGTACCTTTTTATTCCTATGCGAATACTTTGTATAACATTCTTGCTGAGGGGTATTATGGATTAAAAGACCAAAGAAACTACGGACAATTTGTACGCATGCTATGGGGTACAATTGTTATACCAGCATTAGGTATGATGGCATATAAGGCTATGACAAATGGAGATGATGATAGTCCAGAGGATTTAGTCAAATCGTTTATTGAAGAGTTAGCATCTCAATCTATTATGGGTGTACCACTTGTACGTGATGTTGCTAATATGACAATGCGTAACATATTAGGTGAAAAGTCATTTGGTAAAACTAATTCTGTTATAGCTACTTCTATTATGGATAAGTTACAAGATATGTACACTGCTATAACTTCTAAAAATAAAGATGCAACAGATGTAGGTAGAAGCCTATCACAAGTATCAAACCGCATCATAGGTTTTAGTGATACCATTACCGATGGATTGTGGACATTATCTAAATTCGCATTAACTGATACAGATGCAAAACTAGAGGATGTTATCATGTCTATCATTTTAGATAAAAAGCTAAAAGATAAAAAATCCAAAAAGAAAGACAAACATTAATAAATAAGGACTACTCAATTATGGGTAGTCCTGTTTAATTAGAAAGGGGAACAAATATGATACCAGAGGTCAATAAACCTAGTGTAGTTTATCAATGTGATGGAGCAAATAAAAAATGGATATGGCCGTATGACTTTTACATGATTGAAGATATAGCCTTAATCATGGTGGATACAGACGGCACAGAAAGCGTACAAACAGGCAATATCGATTACGACAAAGAAAACAAAACTTTAACATATCCTGCTGATGGTGATCCATTAGACAATACGCACAAGATTATTCTTGAACGTAGAACACCAATTAAACAAGATACAGATTTACCTGATGAGTACCCTTTCCAAAATATCGAACACATGACAGATAAGGTTACATTGATTTTGCAAGAAATGCAGGAGAAAATGAACCGAGCCTTATTAATTCGTGTAGGTAGTGATGAGGATGCAACAACAGTTGCTCGTAAGATTGTAGATACATCGACAAAGGCAGCAAATGATGCTATTGATGCATACGAAAAAATCAAAGCAGAAAGCGAAACTATCAATGCTAATGCAGAAACGATTAAAACGCTAGGCGGTGAAATTACAGAATTAAGCCGTACAGTTGATGATAAACTAGCGACTAGCAATACCGCACTCGATACATCTAGTGCTAATGTAGTAAAAGCAGAAAAGCTAGTAGCAGATGCAAAAGCATATGCAGGACAAACCACAGTTGATAAACGTGATATTAATGAGTTGGTTAGTCAAGCACGTACACTTAAAACTGACATCGATAATAAACAAACATCAATCGCAAGTAACGCTATTAAGGCAACTGATGCGGCGAAACGTGCAGAAGTCGCAGCTAGTAAAGCGGAACAAATCGCCTTGCCTAATGGCGGTGGTTTGATTACAAAAACAGAAGCCGATACAAAGTTTATTCCAAAAGATAGCTTGTATGGCATCGTATCTGTTAAAGACTTTGGGGCGGTTGGTGATGGTGTAGCCGATGATACTGCAGCATTTAAGCGTGCTAATGACAAACTTAAAAATAAGATATTGTTAATTCCTAATGGCATCTACAAAGTGAATGAACATGTTTCATTTGATACAGCTGATAGTGTTATGGATATGGGTACATACAATAACATCAAGCCATTCTATCCTACTGAAACACCAATGTTAAAAGGTGCATCTAATATCGCCTTTGTTAAAAACATCCAATATGGTGATGAGGTAAACCAATGTCAAGGGTTTACCTACAACGATAAAAAGAATGTATTTGTACTAGCATGTATCAATGGTGATGGAACAAAACAAAACCTGTATGAACTCAATCCAGATACATTTGAAATCGTAGGTACGTATAAATTTAGCGACCCAGAACGTATGGGCCATTGTAATACCATGTGCTACAACAAGAACACAAATAAGATTTACCTTGCCAATGGATTGAAGAATGGTAACAACTTATCTGTATTTAATGCGGACACCATGACATTTGAAAAGACCATTACATTGAATGAACGTGTATTCAATATCGGATATGACCCTATCACACGAACCTATGTAAGCATCGTACCAATTAGTGGTCAACAACGATTGCGTGAAGTCAATTTGTACAATGATGATTTTCAAAAGATGAAAACATATCAAATCGACTACCAATACGATGACTTTAACAACAATGGTGCATTAATGCTTAACGGATGTATCATGAGTGCAACGCTAGGTAGCTTGGTGGAATGTACACCATTCGGAACAGTTAAACAAATCATTGAGATTAACAGAACTACTGAAATCGAAGATATAGCATATTGCAATGGCAAATTCTATTTTGCAGTGCTAACAGAAAAGCCTAGTAAACGGCATCAAGTCGATATTTATGTAGGTGATCCAAATAGGGATTATCAAAACTCAATCAATACGGCTCGATTGGCAAGCCTAGATTACTTGAAACTCACAGGCGGTAATGTAAGCGGTGCGATTGTACTCAACAATAATATATTGCTAGAGGGCAAAAAGACCGATGGACATGGTGTGCGTATTGGTAAAGTATCTACATCTGATGCGGTGGAACTAGGAGACCCTAGCGTACCTATGTATTTAACAAGCACTACCTTAAAACATTATGACGGCACGGATAGTAGCACAGTATTAACTACTAAACATTATGACAAGGCTATTTATAGTAAGACTAAAGCAGATGAAGTGTTTGTTAAAAAAGGTGATGCAGGTTCATTTGGTTTTCCTTATTCTAAATTAGATACCGCAACAGATTGGAATACACTTACAACGCAAGGGTGCTACGAAATCAATTTTGATGGCGGTGCTAATAATCCGCCACGCTCGCATAAGCAAGGTATGCTGATTGTATTTAACTTTGGAGATGGTAAATTAATCGACCATACATTACACACGCTAAATGGTGAAACCTATCATCGTACTTTCATGGCTAATAAATGGGGTAGCTGGGGAAGAGTACAAACATCGTTGAATAGTAAGTTGCAGTTGTGGAGTGCGAACGGAACAAACGAGGTATACATAGATGGCTAAGTTAGTAGTAAATATTAAAGGTCAATCCGAGGAATTTGGATTGACCGATGATGCACGAGATATTGGCAGTAATGATTATCTAACTATATCTAACGGAAACAAAAAGCAGTATGCACGATTAGGGAATAATGCTACTAAGTTAATCGTTAGAAAAAACAATCAGGAATTCTATGTGCAAAAAGATCCGATTTTATTTAATGAGCAACAATTTGAAATTAACAATTTTAATAAAGATTATATATTTAATGTTTATCTTCCTATTGGTACATTTATTATCCCAGAGGCATTTGGCGGTAAGTTTAGAATTACAGAACGTGGTTTTTTTCGAGTAATCGTTAATTTGTATGGTGAAGATGGTTCAACATATATGTTTAAAGCAAGTGTAATGAATACAAATGGATATGTATTGCCACAAAAAGAATGTACTTCCAGAAAAAGAGAGATAAGAATAATGCGTGCTGACTGATTGATATTTACAAGGGGGATTAGTATGATAGAAATCTTTATTCCAATATTTAACGAGGTGTTTAACGTGAGTGAAGCGGTACGCATATCATTGGCTATATTCACAACAGTTATTCTTGTGTTTATAGACACAGTTTTACGAGTGCTAGTTGAAGCAAGGAATTACAACCTAGCAACAAAGAGAGAAGTAACAATCAAGAATACTATACTAGCTATATTATGGAGAGGTTGGGCGGTAGTAGAAATCAACGGAAAGCCTAAGCGATTTTTAGTAAGTGGCAAGCTACGAGCGGATATGACTAAGAAATTAGTCAAATCCTATCCGTGGCTTTTTTTGTTAGCGTTTATTCTATTAACATTGCCTGATGTAGAAGTACCTGTATTGGGCCGTGTTGATGTATTCCTATGCACATTGTTGTATTTGATACCTATATTTATCGAATTAGCATCGTGCGTAGAGAACATGATAGAACTCGAATTAGTAGAAACGAGGTGGTTCAAACGTGCGATAGGGCTATTTAAACAAGTGATTGATTTCGTTAAATCGGTAAAGGAAGCGATTAAATGAAGATTAACTATGAAGATACGATAACGCTAATTGCCTTGGCTGGTGCGTTAATCATGACTATCTATCTTGAACAAAAAGATTTGGCAAGCGTGATAGTCGGTGTATTGGGTGGTTATATCGGCGGTGCTACAGGTAGTGCCAAGCGTTCCCAGTACACGAAAGAACAAGAAGTAAAAAAGGAAGATACTGGGTGCTAATATTAGCACCCTCTTTTAGTAAAGGAGATATGAATATGAAAGTTGGTAAATATTTTGATGAAAGTGAATTTGCATGCAAATGTGGCAATCATGGATTTCATGAGGATGGTACACCTTGCCTAGACCATGTGATTGATAAACGATTAGTGGATTTGTTAGATGCAATTCGTGAACGCTTGGGCGTTCCTGTATATATTTTGAGTGGTTATCGTTGCCCTACTCATAATGCTGAAGTAGGCGGTGTATCTAATTCTCAACACGTTCTAGGCACGGCAGCAGATATTACATATGATGGGATTGATGTAGATTATCTAGCTAATTTAGCAGAAGAATGTGCAAGCGAAGTGTTAGGCGAGGGAATTGGCATTGGCAGATATTACTTCCAAGATTTCGTGCATGTAGATGTGCGTGGTTATGATGCTCGATGGAACGATTTAGACTAATTTTAATTAAACGAGGTGTAAGCCATGTTAATTAGTAAGTTGGTACAAACTATCAAGGAACACTACAAACTAGCCGTAGCGATTGCCCTATGCGTTTTTATCGCTATTGTAGGTGTAGTAATATATCATCACAAACAAAAAGATTTAGAAAAACCTGTTATTCTTACACAAGAGCAGGCTAAATCACCTCAAGAATTGTCAAAAGCAATTCATGTTACTGAAAAGGAAGCACAGGAAGTTATTTCCAAAAAGGAAAGAACTCAACCGATAGCGACATATTACACGCAAGCACCAACAGTTGAAGTGGCAGCCGAACAGGTAAAACAGGATATTGCACATAGCAACCCTAATGTACCTAAAGCTGTTACTGAAAAATCTGATAGAACCGCAGTAGTTGCTAACACAGATGAACAAAAAGTCGATGTTTACAAAATCAATCTAAACAAAGTGCATAAGATAAAAACTGGTGTTACTTTGATAGATAATAGAGCCTATGAAACTATAGGCTATCAAGCAGGTAAGTTTGAAGTGTTGACACATTTCAACGGACAACATTTAGAGGGTGGTAGCATGCTTTACACAGTAAAGGAATGGTGATCTAAATATCTCCGAGTTGCACGGATTGCAACAATCAACTGTTAATTGACAGTTGGAAAGCATTAATTTATAACTGAAAGGAATAACACAATGGCACAAGTATTTACATTTGAAGGAAAAACACATCAATTCGCAGAAGATATTAAACCAAACAAAGAGGGTTTATATATGGCAACTCTTAAAGATGGTGATAACGTAACGTGTGAAATGTGGTTTGTAAACGGCGAACTACACCGATTAATTGAATTAGACTAAACGTTTTAGAGGGTAGCTTAATTGCTACCCTCTTTTTTTATTTCGTCAAATATTCGTCAAATTCTAATTGTAAAATGTGGTAAAATATGAGAAGTAATATTTACCGCAAGTAAGATTAATTGCAAGTATAATAATAATTGCGAAATAATTGATAATCCATAGTGAATTGGAGTATAATATATTGATATGTTATGACCATGGAGGAGAAAAACATGAAGCGGGTTCTAGTATCCGTAAAAAGTGTACAACGAGACATAGATGGGCAGGATACCGTGGTGGAATTAATTTCTC